CGAAAGTCAAATGTCAAGGCGTGCATGACCAATTATTTTTTACATCGGCAACACACCATCGTGAATGATGTATGTGATTCTGCCATTGACATTATAAAAAGTATACAAGTCCAAGACCAAAAAGGAACACTGAATAAATTTTTTACATTCGATTGTTGGGGCGCCATCTATCGAAAAAATGATTTTACTTTACCTCATACCCACGGCCCTGCATTGTGGTCGTGGGTTTATTATATAAGCATACCAAACAATGCTCCACCTCTATACTTTGATGAAGCAAAATTTAAAGTATATCCAAAATCAGATGAGATAATTTTATTTCCAGGCCATGTTCGACACGAAGTGCCAAAGGCAGAAAACATGACCGAAGAAAGAATTGTTCTTGCTGGAAACATTTACTTAGACTATCGAAACACCTAGTATAAATAATATACTATGAATGAAAATTATTTTATGGGCCTTGATGGTTTCGTATGGTTTACTGGCGTTGTAGAAAATCGTAGTGACCCAGCAAAACTTGGTCGAGTGCAAGTTCGATGTCTAGGTTTCCACACAGAAGATTTAAATGACATACCCACAAAAGATTTGCCGTGGGCACATGTCATGCACCCAGTTACAGACCCATCCATGCAAGGTATGGGAAACACGCCTACCTTTTTGGTTGAGGGGTCATGGGTCGTAGGATTTTTTCTTGACGCTAACGAGAGACAACAACCACTTATCATTGGTTCTCTGCCTGGATATCCACAGAACATACCAGACATTACAAAAGGATTTAATGACCCAGACGGCGAATATCCATCAGAACATATCGACCATTCTGGGCATGGTTTAAATGAATCAGATGTATCAAGACTTGCAAGAGAGGAAGCGGCGGAACAACATAGAACACTTATCAATCGTAGGGATACTGTTTTTAAAAGTATACCCACAGCAACAAAACCTCATGTATCAACAGTATCAACATCCAGCACAAAAGAGACGGCAGGAAGTTTTGATGAGCCTAAACCAAGAGGAACAACAGTCACAGGTTTATATCCTTTTAACAAAGTTTATGAATCTGAATCTGGTCACATAAAAGAAATAGATGATACACCAGATGGTGAAAGATTATACACACAACACAGTGCTGGAACTTATGAAGAAATTATTGCCGATGGCACAAAAACTGTAAAGGTCGTTGGAGATAATTACGAACTCATCGCTGGAGGTTCAAATCTTTATGTAAGAGGTAATATTAATTTAACTTGTAGTGGTATCAAAAGAGAACTGATAGAGGGTGATTATATACTAGAGGTTGGTGGTGACTTTACAAGAAAAGTTGGTGGGTCAGAACAAGTAAAGATTGGCGCTGGAGAGGGTGGTGGTAATCTTGAAGAAGAAATAAAAGGCAATCATGCATACAATATCGCAAACTCTGTAGCAGGTGCAATTGGCACAACAGAGAAAGGAACAGCAAAAGATTTTGACATTACAATTGGTGGTAAAGAAACAAGAAGTATTGGAGGCAGTGTTGACATAACATCTACTGGTAATTATCAGATTACATCACTTGCAAGTTTAGGATTACTTGCACAAACAAATCTTACAACCTTTAGTGTTGGTAGCACATCCATATCATCAGGCACAACTATGACTGTTAAGGCTGCTACAAATCTAGATATCAAATCAGAGGCAGTAGGAACAATGACATTCGAAGGCGCTTCAAGTGTTATAAATCTTTCTGGTAGTGGAAGTACAATTACAACCACACAAGAAGTGACTGCTAATACTATCGCACTTACAAGTCATACACATACTGATACAGAGGGATTAGCCGCTAACATTACATCAGCGCCGAATGCATAGGAGACAACAATGGCAGATATAAAAATTGATGGAACAGATTCTACTAAGATAAATCTTGAAGTAGCTGATTCAAATGATTTAAATTTAAAACTAACTGGTGGTGATAAAGGTTTACGATTACACATGTTGGAAACAATTTATCCAGTCGGTTCTATTTACATCAATGCTGGTGTTGCAACAAATCCTGGCACACTATTAGGTTTTGGAACATGGACAGCATTTGGAACTGGTAGAACAATAGTAGGTGTCGATTCAAGTGATACTGATTTTGACACTGTACGAGAAACAGGTGGTGCAAAAACTCATCAACTAACAATTGCTGAGTTACCATCACATACTCACACAGTAACAATGAGTACAAATGATAGTGATAATGATTTTTTATCAGAGGGTAATAATACAGGCACATCTACATTTACAACATCGCCAACTGGTGGAGACCAAGCTCACAATAACTTACAACCATACATCACAGCATACATGTGGAGGAGAACAGCGTAATGGCAGACTTTACCACACCAGATTTACAAGGGGCAAATGAGACACTTAACAAAGCTCTAAATGACGCTACTAAACTTAAAGATAGTTTTCTAGCAAATCATGGAGCAGAGGCAAGTAGTATTCTTTCAAGTCTGTCAGCTTTAGTAAATGATTTAGTATCATCATTTAAAAGTTTAATACCAGAGTTACCATCTATACCAAACATAAATGCACAAAGTGATTTTACACAATTAGCAAATTTAGATATAACAACTACACAAGGTCTTGCACAATTTGAGGCACAAAAGGCAACTCTTGAATCTCAGTTTGGAGACGCTTTCAAAGACAAAGGATTAGACTTTGATGACTTAGCAAATCAAATGCAAGCAGCTGGTGATGACGCTACATCTAAAGCAGCTGAGTTAATACCTAACTTTCAAATACCAGCAGGAGAGACAGAAGTTTTAGAACTACCAGCGAATGTTTCACTTGCCTCAAATGAAGCGATAAAAGAAGCTATGAGCAAAATAGAAAAAGATACTGTAACATTGGTAACAACAGAATATAAAGTAAAAGAGGTAGATGGTAAAATTACAGAGGTTGTATCTAGCACAACTGAAACAGTAACAGAAACAAAACCAAAATATATTACAAGCACATCAACAAACGAACAAATAAAAATAAGTGACACTGGTGGTGAAGAAAAATTAATGAGTGCTTCATACAGAGATAAAGTAATTAAAGAAAAAGCAGATAGAAAAAGATTAGAAAAAAAACTAGCTCAAAGAACAATTATACCAGGCACATTTGTAAGTGAAAAAGGTGAGACATTACCTATACAAAAATATAGTGATAGATTTATTGAGATTAGAGAGAAAAAAGTAAATGACCCAATAGGATATCCAGACTTAGGCATGGCAAAAGTAAGAAAATGGTTTGACAGTGAGACAGATGATGAGGGTGGCAGAACAGAAGAAAGTTTTCAATTTGCTAGAGAGGTTGGAGACTGGAACTGGAGAGATGATGGGGAATATATTATTTACGATAGAAGATACAAAAAGAATAGAAAGATAACATAATCCTTTATAAATAATATTCAAACAAACTAGAGATTATTAATGTCAGCATATAAAGACGCTCAAGCCCAGAATAACATTAGCCGTAATGCAAGGCAATATACCGACTTGGATTTATTCTTTACAAAAAAAACTGTTGGTAATGATGTCAACAAAGTGACTGATATACAAGCAGTCAAAAGGTCATTAAGAAATCTAATGAATTTAAATACTTTTGAGAAACCATTTCATCCAGAGATATCTGGTGGTATTCGTGAGATGTTGTTCGAACCTATATCGCCTATGATTGCAGCTGTGTTGACTAGAAAGATAGAAGATGTCATAGAAAATTTTGAACCTAGATGTCGTTTGGTTTCTGTTAGAGCGATACCAGATTTTGATAAAAATATTTACAATGTTACAATAGAGTTTTATGTAACTAACGCACCCACAGAACTGGTTGACTTATCAGTGATGTTAGAGAGAATACGATAATGGCAACAAATGATAAAAGACTAAGAGTTACCGAGTTAGATTTTGATAATATAAAAACAAATCTAAAAACATTTTTAAAAGCACAAGAAGAATTTAAAGACTATGACTTTGAAGGTTCTGGTATGAGTGTTCTATTAGACACTTTAGCATACAATACTCATTATCTAGGATTCAATGCCAACATGTTGGCAAACGAAATGTTTTTAGATAGTGCCTCACTTCGTTCTAGTGTAGTGTCACATGCAAAAACTTTAGGATACGAAACAACATCTGTCAGAGCACCTGTTGCAACAATCAATGTAACTTTATCAACTGATTCAAATACAAAAACTATGTCAGCAGGTACAGCGTTTTCTACAACTGTTGATGGAACAGATTATCAATTTGTTACAATCGCTGATGTAACTGCAAGTAACACAGGTAGTGCTGTTCCTTTTGAAAGTGTAAAAATTTACGAGGGAACTTATGTAACTACAAGATACACTGTTGACACATCAGATGTTGACCAATCGTTTACATTAAATAATCCTAACTCTGATACATCTACTTTAACAGTAAAAGTACAAACATCAGCAGCTGATACAACAACTACGACTTATACTAAAGCAACAGACATAACACAACTATCATCTGATAGCACAGTGTATTATTTACAAGAGGTTGATGGTGGTAAATTTGAAGTTTACTTTGGTGACGGCACAGTAAGTAAATCTTTATCTGATGGCAACATTGTTATATTACAATATGTTGTTACAAATAAAAGTTTAGCAAATGGTGCTCAAACATTTACATCACCATCAAGTATTGATAGTGTAACTTCAATTACAGTTACCACAGAATCATCTGCTACTGGTGGGTCAGAGGCTGAATCTATAGATTCAATAAAATTACAAGCGCCGTTAGATTATTCCTCACAAGGTAGAGCAGTGACAGTGGATGATTACAAATCATACACTAAAAAATTATTTCCAAACACTCAAGCTGTTTCTGTCTGGGGTGGTGAAGATGGTAGTTATGATACAAGCACAGGTGTATCATCAAATCCAGAATACGGCAAAGTATTCATTTCAATTAAATCTACAACAGGTGAAAATTTAACAACTGTACAAAAGAGTAACTTAGTTAAAGCATTTGCTCCATATAAAGTAGCGTCTGTTACACCAGTCATTGTTGACCCAGAGATAACTTATTTAATTTTAAATGTTACATTTAATTATGATTCAACTGCAACTACATCTACTAAGGATGAGTTAGCAAGTTTAATCGCAACTACAATATCAAATTATAATACAAGTGACTTACAAGAATTCAATAGTTCGTTTAGACACTCTAAACTTACAGGTTTAATTGATGATACAGATTCATCTATATTAAATAACACAACTACAGTTACTATGGGTAAATTTTTTACACCAGTCGCTTCATCCACATCTTATACAATTAGTTTTGGTAATGCATTTTATAATCCTTACTCAGGCTATAATACAAATCAAGGTGGGATACTTGCCTCAACAGGTTTTTATTTAGATAACGATACAACAACAGAATACTTTTTTGATGATGATGGTTCTGGTAATTTAAGAATATATTCTTTGGCTTCAGGAGTTAGAACATATTTAAATTCAAGTGCTGGAACTGTCGACTATACAAATGGAACAATTAGCACAACATCATTATTTATTTCTGCTATATCAAATGTGGATGGTGAAAGTTCAACAAAGATTCGTATAACAGCAATTCCAAAATCAAATGATGTAGTACCAGTAAGAAATCAAATACTAGAAGTTGATTTAGTTAATACTACAACTGGTGGAAATGTTGACGCTCAAGCAACTACAGGTGTTGGATACACTGTATCATCAACAGGTACAACTTCAACTACAACTGTATCAACGCCTTCATCTACACCAACAAGTTCGGCATATTAGATGAATGGCAAAAAACAATTCAAAATTATTAACTAAAGTATCACCACTGATTGAGGGTCAAGTACCTGATTTTGTACAATCAGACCATCCTAAATTTGTAAAATTTTTAAAACACTATTATCAATATCTTGAAGCAGGTAGAATTACCTATACAGGTGAAATAGAATATTTAAGACAACAAACTAATACTTTAGAATTTATTCTATTAGAAGATGATGAAAGAATTGTTACTGAAACAGGAACAGGCACAAAAGGATTATTTGTAAATGGTGAAACGATTACAGGTGCAACATCTAAGGCGACTGCAACAATACTAGTAGAGGATTCTAGAAAAAAATATCTTTACATAACCTCTCAACAAAAATTTATTACAGGTGAAACATTTACAGGTGGAACATCTGGCGCCGAGGGTGTTATATCAGAGTATCGTGCAAACCCAATTCAAAACATACAACAACTTTTAGAATATGCCAATGTAGATAATACAATCTATGATTTCTTAGATAATATGCGTGACCAATTTATGAACGCTATACCAGAGACTTTGGCAACTGGCGTATCAAAAAGAAATCTAATTAAAAATATAAAAGACTTGTATGGCGCTAAGGGAACATCAGAGGGTCACAAATTATTTTTCAAAACTTTCTTAGGTGAAGAGCCAGAAATATTCTATCCTACTGAATTTGTAATGAGAAGTTCAGATGGAAACTGGGGTCAAAAGACAACAATAAGAGTTACTGCTGCCGCTAATGTATCTGGTGATGAAGTAATTAATCAAGTCATCACTGGTCAATCATCAGACGCTACTGCTGTTGTTGTATCATCAACTTCGTTTACACAAGGTCAGTTTGCCGTTACAGAATTAGAACTACAAAACATAGTAGGAACATTTACAGATGGTGAAATAATTAAAGCTGTATCAAGCACAAGAGATGTAGAAGTTTCATTTACTGTATCATCACAAATCGCTACAGGTACAGTAGTAAACGATGGAATACTAAACAATACATCTGATACTCTAACAGTAGAAAGTCTTGGAAGTGGTGTATCTGAGGTCGTTGTAGA